AAAGCTAGAAATGAATTAGGTACAATACCAAGAAAAGAAAGAATGCCATCAATAACAGACAAACAATGGGAAGCTATACAATCTAATGCTATAGGTAGTTCTAAGTTAATGGAAATATTAAAGAACATAGATAGTGATGAACTATTTGATAGAGCAATGCCAAAGAATAGAACTAATCTATCACAAGCACAGATAACAAGAATAAAGACCATGCTAAGTTCGAAACGATATACTGTTGCCGAGATTGCACAGAAGATGCATATATCAGCATCGACAGTTAGGTCGTACATGTAGGTTATGAAAGGAGAATGAACATGAATAATGATAACAAATCACTAGACAGTAATGAAGAACGTGTTGTTGCTATTACTACAATAGACAATCCTTATGACCCAATCGACGAGTTCGATGATTGGTATCGCTTTGATGTCGATAACGGTTACAATACGTCGCAAAGCATAGCCAGATTGTCTTCATTAAGAACAGATTTGTCTAGTAATGAAATAGATTCAGACAATGAACAAGCAATTGACAGACTAATAGAGATAGATCCTTTAATGATTTATAAAAAAATCGTTAAAATTGTTAAAAAAACATAAAATATTAAAGAAAAAGGTGCGAAAAGACATGAAAAAAGTAGAAAAAATGAGAAAAACAGAAATAATAATAAAAAATACAAATAAGAATTTTCTTCTTGACCCGGGGAGGGTGCCAAAAAAAAGCACCCCCTCTCACATCGCGCCGGTCTTTATATTTTCCCCGGAGGGATATTTTGGAGAATTGTTTTAATGATGTTAGGAGTGATTTATAGAGTAAACCCTATTATTCTTTGTTTATTTATAATCACCTGCTGATAAACCTTTCTAATATTTATTTGGCATACTTATTCTCCTTTCTATACTTATTGTAAAGTGAGTATAAGGTACTCTATAAGTCACTCTTAACATCATTAAAGTCAATTGATATTTATTAAAAAGTGCAGGTAAAGTGTTTGAAAGGAGATGCAAAGAAGATGCCAAAGCAAAAAAACAAGGATACAGATAAAACAAATATTAGAAAGATGCCTCCTGCTCTTACACCAGAGGCTAGAGAAAATCAATTAATTTATCTTGCAACAGAATTAGCTGAACAACAACTTAGAGATGGAACAGCATCATCTCAAGTAATAACTCATTATCTCAAACTTGGAACAACCAAAGAAAAAATAGAAAAAGAGATTTTGGAAAAACAAAAAGATTTAATAGAAGCAAAAACTAAAGCATTAAAGACAGCAGAACACACTGAAGAATTATATGCTGAAGCGATTGCTGCTATGCGTCTTTACAACGGCTCAGATAATCCGAAGGACAGTGAATTAGATGAACCAAATTAAGACATATAATGAACTAATTAAATTACAAAGTTTCGAAGAAAGATTTAATTATCTAAAGTTGGATAGTGTAGTAGGTGTTTCTACATTCGGATATGATAGATATTTAAATCAGATATTTTATAGATCAGCTGAATGGAAACGAATTAGAGATAAAGTTATTATAAGAGATAATGGTTGTGATTTAGCTTTTCCTGAATATTATATATATGGCAAAATACTTATTCATCATATTAATCCAATCACTAAAGATGATATTTTAAACAAATCATATAAATTATTTGATTTAAATAATTTAGTATGCGTTAGTAAAGAAACTCATGATGCAATACATTATTCAAGTGATGAAATAATAAGTAAGGAACCAATAGCAAGAACAAAAAATGATACATGTCCATGGAGACATTGAAAGGAGTTAAAATGAAATTTAATAAAAATTATTCAAAGATTTCAACAAAGAACAACAAACAAGATAATGCCGAAAATGTGACAGAAGAGGATGTTAAAAACGAAGAAGTTGAAGTTAAAGAAAAAGAAGAAGTAAAGGAAGAAAAGAAGGAAGTCACAGGTAAAGTTAATGCTGTTTTATTAAATGTACGTAAGGAACCTTCTAAAGAATCTAAAGTAATAAAACAAATAAAGAAGAATGATGAAGTTGTAATATTAGAAGACGCAAATAATGAATTTTATAAAATCAAATGTAAAAATAAAGAGGGATATTGTATGAAACAATTTATTACCTTGTAAGTAGGGGGTATTAAAAATGGATGAAAGTATATTAACATCTATAAAAAAGTTAATTGGTATAACAGAAGACAATACAGATTTTGATATGGATATTATAATACATATTAATTCCGTTTTTGTTATACTACATCAATTGGGAGTTGGTCCAGATGATGGTTTTTCAATATCTGATTCAAGTAAAGTATGGAGTGATTATCTAGATAATAATAAATTGTTTAATACTGTAAAATCATATATGTATTTAAAAGTCAAATTATTATTTGATCCACCAACAAATTCCTCTGTAAGAGAAGCTAATAATAATATGTTAGATGAGTTAGAATGGCGTATAAATTTACAACATGAATCATCAGAAAGTGAGGGCTAATATGTGGCAATATCAAAATACTGATGAACTTTATCATCATGGTGTAATTGGTATGAGATGGGGGGTAAGACGATATCAAAATAAGGATGGCTCTTTAACTGCTGCTGGTAAAAAGAGAGCTAAAAAATTAGAAGACAAATATTATGAATTGACAAATAAAAAACTAAATCCAAAAAATAACCCTAGTTCTAATATAAGTGATACTCCCACTCGTAAGAAGACATATTATAAAGATGCTAATGACAATGATTTACAAAAAGCTACAAATAGATTAAGAATGGAAAACGAATTCCTAAATCAAGTTAATATAAATAAGAAATATTTTCCAGCTAAAGTAAAAAGATCACCATTAGCAGTTAGAGTAGTTAAATCTGCCATATCAGATGTCGTCGCTCCTGCTGGAAAAAATGTAGCTAGAAATTATTTAGAAAGATTAGGAAAGAACTATATTGATAAGCAATTTTCTGGAGCATCAAGCGCCGCTAAAGAAGTAAATAAAGTATATAAATCAGAAGCAAAACAAGTTGAAAAGATATTAAAAAAGAATATGGATAGAGCTACAAAAGAGATAAATAAAGAAATAGGCAAATCTTATATACAAGAAATAGAGAGTACACCAGCAGAAACAAAAACGTCTTTAGGCACAGTAACTGTTGATAAAGAAAAAATATTAAAAGAATTAAAAAAGAATAAGAAAAAGTAAGGAGTAATATAATATGTTATCTAATACAGCAACTCCTCAATATTATGGTATGTTTAGAGATGCTGTAATAAAAGGAGAAATACCGGTTTGTGAAAATATATCGATGGAGATGAACAGAATCGATTCTTTAGTTGCTAATCCCGGTATATGGTATGATGATCAGGCAGTTGAAGGTTTTATAAGATATTGCGAAAATGAGCTAACTTTAACGAACGGCGATGATTTAATATTATTGGACACTTTTAAATTATGGGCTGAAGAAATCTTTGGTTGGTATTACTTTGTTGATAGAAGCGTATATGTTCCTGGAAAAGATGGACATAATGGACACTACATTAATAAAAGAATAAAGAAAAGACTAGTTAATAAACAATATTTAATAATAGCCAGGGGTTCAGCAAAGTCACAATATGAATCATACATTCAAAGTTACTTTTTAAACATTGATTCTTCAACAACACATCAGGTTCATACTGCGCCAACTATGAAACAAGCGGAGGAGGTATTAGCTCCTATAAGAACTTCTATAACTCGTTCCAGGGGCCCTTTATTCAAATTCTTAACAGAAGGTTCAATAAATAACACAACTGGTTCAAAGGCAGACAGAGTCAAATTAGCGTCTACTAAGAAGGGTATTGAGAATTTCATTAATGGTTCGTTGTTAGAAATAAAACCAATGACAATAGATAAGCTTCAAGGTTTAAATAGTAGAATAAATACCGTTGACGAATGGTTGTCAGGAGATGTTAAGGAAGATGTTATTGGCGCATTAGAACAGGGTGCTTCTAAAAATGATGATTATTTAATACTTGCAGTTAGCTCTGAAGGTACGGTAAGAAATGGTCCAGGAGATACTATCAAAATGGAGCTTTCTGACATACTAAAAGGAGAATATAACAATCCACATGTATCTATATGGTGGTATAAATTAGATAGCATAGATGAAGTAGCCGACCCTAATATGTGGGTAAAGGCTAATCCAAATATTGGAAAAATTGTAAGTTATGAAACATATCAATTAGATGTAGAAAGAGCCGAAAAAGCTCCTGCTACAAGAAATGATATTTTAGCAAAAAGATTTGGTATACCGATGGAAGGCTATACATATTTCTTTACATATGAAGAAACACTTAAACATAAAAGAAGAGATTTTTGGAATATGCCATGTTCTCTTGGGGCAGATTTATCGCAAGGTGATGACTTTTGCGCTTTTACATTTTTGTTTCCATTACAGGGGGGCGCATTCGGTATAAAGACAAGAAATTATATAACTGAGAGAACATTGAAAAAATTATCTCCAGCTATGAGACTTAAATATAACGAGTTTATAGATGAAGGTAGTTTAATAGTAATGCAAGGTACAGTATTAGATATGATGCAAGTTTATGATGACTTAGATAATCATATCATGGAGAGACAATATGATGTTAGGTGTTTTGGATTTGACCCATATAATGCAAAAGATTTTGTATCCAGATGGGAGCAAGAAAATGGACCATTTGGTATAGAAAAAGTAATACAAGGAGCAAAGACTGAATCTGTACCGTTAGGCGAATTAAAAAAATTAGCAGAAGATAGAATGCTAATTTTTGACGAAGGATTAATGACATTTACAATGGGTAATTGTATTACCTTAGAGGATACAAACGGTAACAGAAAATTATATAAGAAACGATATGACCAAAAAATTGATGCTGTTGCTGCTATGATGGATGCATATGTAGCGTATAAGAATAATAGAGAAGCTTTTGAATAATATAAAATATGGAGGATAATAAAAATGGCAAATGAAAATTCAATGTATGTAGTTACTACTAGTGATGAGACATCCGAGACATTAAAATATGTATCGATGATAGCTACTAATATTGTGTATACAGATTCTAATATACAAAAAGCTATTATAGTTAGTAACGAAGATTTAGCCACATCTTTAAAAGAGATAGTTAGTTCTTTTGATACAGATAATGTATATGTGGCAAAGTCTGTAACATTAATTAATGTTGAAACAGAAACTGATACCGAGGCAAATACAGATACAGAAATAGGGAACGACGAATAAATAAGGAGGATCAATATATGAAAGGAAAATTTAATGTTGAAATAGATGAAGACGGCCTATTACATTCAGCTACTTATCTTGGTACTGATGTAACAGCTTATTTAAAACATTATAAATATATAAGAAAATATCAAAAAAATGGACACACTTATTATGTATATGACGATGCAGAATCAAAATTAAGAGACAAGGTATATAAAAATACTATTGAAAAAAGTATGAAAAGCGAAAAAGGTTATTCGTATACAAATAAATATGGTCAGTATACTACGCATAAAACTACTAATACATATACCATTGGTGGTATGAAACCATATTATAAACAAAGCACGACTGATAAAGCAAAAGAGGCGTTTTATAATAGCTATCGAAAACATAATATACAAAAATTAAAAGATATTCCAAGAAAAATACATGCAAAAGGTTTAAGTTTTATATCAAATATATTGAGACGTATCAGAGGAGATTAAAAATATATAAGGAGGATTCAAAATGGAGATGACTGTTAAATCAAGAATAAGACATGCTTGGAATGCTTTCTTTAATCGAGATATTTCGAATCCATACAATAATTTTAGTACTGGTTCATATTATAGACCAGATAGAATACGATTATCAAGAGGTAACGAACGTTCAATAGTAACATCTATATTTAATAGAATATCATTAGATGTTGCTGCTATAGATATAAAACATTGTAGAATAGATGAAAATAATCGATATAAGGAAGATATCAATTCCCATCTCAATAATTGTTTGTCTATTGAGACTAATTTAGATCAAACACCTAGAGCTTTTATACAAGATATCGTCATGTCTATGTTTGATGAAGGTTGTGTTGCTATTGTTCCAGTAGATACAACGACTAATCCTAATATAACTAACTCTTATGATATATTAACAATGAGAGTTGGTAAAATTGTTGAATGGTATTCAGATAGAGTAAAAGTTAGTATATATAATGATAATAATGGAATTAGACAAGAAATAATATTACCAAAAAATATTATATGCATTATAGAAAATCCTCTATATGCTGTAATGAATGAACCAAATTCAACATTACAGCGTTTAATGCGAAAATTAGTATTACTTGATTCAGTTGATGAACAAACAAGTTCTGGTAAATTAGATTTAATAATTCAATTACCATATGTTATTAAATCTGAGGCTAGAAAAGAACAGGCTAATTTAAGAAGAAATGAAATAGAGAGACAATTATCAGGTTCAAAATATGGTATTGCATATACTGATGGTACAGAGAAGATAACACAATTAAATCGACCATTAGAAAACAATTTAATGAAACAAATAGAATATTTAACGAGTATGCTTTATAGCCAGTTAGGTATTACGCAAGAAATATTAAATGGTACAGCTAATGAAGAGGCTATGTTAAATTATTATTCTCGTACTATAGAACCTATAGTGTCAGCTATAACAGATGAAATGAAAAGAAAATTCTTATCAAAAACAGCAAG